TTCAAGCCGCTGTACGGTGGTGTGCTTGGAACTAATCGGGAGATGGCTTACTACTCTGCCTTCCGTAACAAGTATCAAGGTGTGACTGAGTGGCACGACAAGCTGCAGGAACAAGCAGTAACAAACAAACAGGTTGTTCTACCCTCTGGTAGGGAATATGCTTTTCCCTATGCAAAGTATACTAGATATGGTACAACTGTTGGATCAACGTCGATCAAGAACTACCCAGTGCAGGGTTTTGCTACGGCAGACCTCTTACCATTAGCCCTGATAAAGCTTCACAAGTCTTTGAAAGCGATGGTAAAGCCTGTTCCAAAAAGTAAAATAATTAACACGGTCCACGATTCCATAATCATGGACGTTCACCCTGACGAAAAAGATTGGATGGTTGAATTATTAAAAAGGAGTATGTTGTGTATACCTGAAGAATGTAGTAGAGAGTTTGGTATTGACTTTGATATGCCCATTGAGATAGAACTAAAAATGGGTACTGATTGGCTTAATCTAGAGGAGCTAGAAATATGAGCGATATGATTACGATGGACGATCTGAACGAAGAGAACATGGCTAAACTTGCAGCTATGGTCGGTCAGACTGAAACACGTTCAAACGTGCAGCAGGGACTACCCCGGTTAGCGATTGAACAACAGGCAGACAACGATGACGGTGAGCCGTTGCCAAAGGGCAGCTTCCGTATTCGTCTGGACAACAATACTGTATATGCTAAAGAGATTACTGTGCGAATGTTTGTGCGGTATTACTCTTATGATCTGTGGAATCAGAACTCTCCAGAAGATAGTATAAGGACTGTTCTCTCTCCATCGCTGAGTGATGACTTCCCTGATACTAGTGGTGGTATGAAGTGCGGTAAGCTAAACAAGCAAGAAGTTGAAGCTCTATCAACTAACTCGCTTGAACATGCTAAACAGAAAAGCATCAAGTGTACGCAGGTTATATACGGTGTTATCGCAGGGGCTAAGGATGCTACGGACACTACTGGTGAGGCTGTTGATCTCAAAGGCACTCCGTTTATTTGGTCTGCCCGTGGTTCTGCGTTCATGCCAGTGGCTAACTATATTCGTGAAGTGCCTTCTAACAAAATTATATTTGGTCAGAAGGTTAACATTGCCACCAAGCGTAATAAGAACGGAGGCATTACGTACTACACTCCGGTGTTTGATAAGCCGCAACCTGTAAAGATTGTGGATGAGGATGTTGAAACTCTCAACACTTTCATGAAGGACATTGAGAGGTGGAACGAGCGTGTACTCAAGCAGTACAACGAACGTAAGGAAAACGTAATTGCTATGGATGATCTTGATGTAGCAAAAGCGTTGGAAAATGCAGAGGCCATCTAATGACCTCAATGCTGCTACATAAAGTACAGCATTTCCTAGAAAAAGCGTCGAGGGGTGAAGGCGAAGGTCTTCCCCCTCATCTTATCAACGAATTTAAGGAGATGTGTGGCTCCGCTATCGAACGTCAGTTCAGTGAAAAGCGTGGTTCAAAAGTGCGTATGTCTGGCGTGGGCAAGCCTCTATGCCAGCAGAAGTTATCTGCAAGAGATGACCTAGAAGAAGATGTAGACTACACGATGGTTATGAAGTTTCTATTTGGAGACATTATAGAGGCCATAGCAGTAACAGTTATGAAAGCTGCAGGTGTAAATATACAGAGCGAACAGGAAGGCGTTAGCCTAGACATTGGTGGCACTACCTTGCGTGGCACCTACGATGTCAAAATAGATGATAAGATATATGATATAAAGAGTGCTGCTCCCGGTGCATTCTCTATGAAGTTCGCGGCTAATCGTGGGTACAACAACATCAAGAAGGATGATGTGTTTGGCTACGTGCCGCAGGGTTACTTGTACGCAGAGGCGGCTGGCTCTACCTTTGGTGGCTGGATAGCTATCAACAAGGCTACAGGTGAGTGGGCGGTATGTGAGACGCCGCTAGTGCAGGATGAAGACAGAGAAGCAGCCCTACAATTAGCCGATAAAAATATACGCAGTGTTCTTGGCGGTGAGAAGTTTGAGCGTTCATTTGCAGATGAGCCTGAAACATACAAGGACAAAGCAACAGGCACTCTCAAAAGAACAGGCAACCGGCTAATGAATAGAACCTGTTCTTACTGTGGTTTTAAGATGCACTGTTGGCCTAACGCCGCGTACAAACAGAAGACAACTTCTACAGCAAATACTCGACCGAGAGTATGGTACACAAAGCATGTAAAGGATGAAATCTGATGCCGCTATATATCACAGAGACTATCACTGAGTTTGAAACGATGTTTAATCCAAAAGCTGCCTTCGTATACTTTGATACAGACAAAGGAGATAGCACACACGTAGATGCTCTATTAGTAAAATCTCTACAGGAGGACATGCAGCTTCCAATTATATATAGAAAGAATATGTCTTCAGAGGGTATGTGGACTGCAGAGGAGTTTAACTATGAAGGCTCTATGAAAATGTCCCGCTGCTTTGATGACATACGTTCGTATCTAAGGTTAGGTAGGTTAGTTGTTCTACCCTCTAGGAGCTTTTCTATTGTAAGAGATATATCTCCTGAGTACGTACAAAAAGATTTAAGCGAAGGGTACATACAGATAGTCAACACTAACCCAGATAATAAAAATAAGTTTGATTACTATGCGTTTTAGATCAAAGTTTGAGTCAGAAGTTGCTGTAGCTATAAGCCGTATGGGTATTAGTTGGGAGTTTGAACCTGATAAGATACCGTACCAGCCTGATCCTAAAGTATATATACCTGACTTCTATATACCTCGTAATGATATATACATAGAAGTAAAAGGACGATTAACACAGCAGGACAGAGTAAAGCATCTGCTTGTTAAGAAACAGAACCCGGACACTGAAGTGAAGTTCTTCTTCGCTAATGCCAACAAAAAAATATACAAGGGTTCAAAGACTACCCATGCAGATTGGGCAGAGCGCCACGGATTTGATTGGGCGCATAAAAAGATACCTGTGGAGTGGTTTGATGAATGATGATGGTTTTACTTTTGAGCCGGAAGATGATCTCATAGATGATGAGATGCGAGATAGAATAGAAGAAGAGACATTCTTTTTAGCCCGAGATAGGCTGTACATTGTTTTTGATCCTGAAGGATTTGACAAGGTGAGTGTTCGTGCATATGATACGTCAGATTCCAAGGACGTATCTGCCGCGCACATCCTGCAACAGGGTATGCTTAGTCTTCTTGAGACAGACTACGACTATCTCATGCAGCTAGGACATGAAGCTACCTTGGAGCAGATAGTTGAGAAATCAAAAGAGAAAAAAGAAGACAGCAGTAGGCTGATAATTGAAGATGTGTACGATAACATTATCAAGGTAAAGTTCAGCGAGGACAACTGATGCCGGATGAAAAGAAATACAAAGCAGAACTAATGGCCGCTGTAAACAGCCCACAGCACTACACACAAGGCAACATGGAGACTATTGATATGATCAAAGAGTCTCTTACAGAAGAAGAGTTTAGCGGATATCTAAAAGGGAACATACTGAAGTATGTATGCCGGTACAAACATAAGGGAATGCCACTAAAAGATTTGATGAAGTCTCAGTGGTATCTAGACAAATTAGTTAAGGAACAAAAAATAAATGACTAATAATTATTTTCCAACAGACTATCAAGAGTTTATTCATCTGTCACGCTACGCACGTTGGCTTGGAGACAGGCGTGAAACTTGGTTAGAGACTGTTGAGCGGTATTTTGATTTTATGGACAATACGCTACAAGAGCGGTTTGGTCATGAGATACCTAATAGAGATGAGCTTGAAGAGGCTGTGCTTAGTCTTCAAGTGATGCCATCTATGAGAGCTTTGATGACTTCAGGGCTAGCACTAGAGCGTGACAACACTGCTGGCTACAACTGCTCATACATTCCTGTAGACTCACCACGTTCGTTTGATGAGATACTGTATGTTCTCATGTGTGGTACTGGTGTAGGCTTCTCTGCAGAGAGACAATACGCTTCAAATCTACCAATAGTAAATGAACACTTTGAAGAGACTGA